TTAAACCCATGCTCAGGGGTACAAGTTGCAGTTATGCTGCTACTTTAATCCACTCTTTATTATATTCAGACCAAGTCCATACAAAATCACTTTCTGGTTCTGGTCGTGTAACTGGTGGCACCCATTGATAGATTGTATAATCTAATTTCCAAGAAGGAAATGGTTGAGGTCCAATAAATACATCAAAGTCTTCATAGTATTGATACCCAATTCCTGCAAAATTGGCTCGAATATTTCCATTATATGAAGTTCTTTTGCAAACTTGTCCTCTAAAATTACCGTACCAAGTTTCTGGATTAAGTCCTTCAATAGTTTCAGTTTCATCAATACCAACAATAACTTCGGTAACGATATTGTTTTCATTTAAAAAAGCGTAATGTGCCATTATGCCCAACTCACATTTCCGGTACCAGCAGTAATTGTAGCGCGTTTGTAACCACCACTTGCACTGCTTTCTGTACCTGTTAAACCCGAACCAATAGTAATTGTTCTTGTATCAGGGTATCTAAGAATAACAACTCCCGAACCGCCGTCACCTGCTTTATATGGATAACCGCCAGTACCTCCGCCACCAGAACCAGTATTTGCTGTTCCATTTCCTGCACTAGCGTATCCATTGCTGCCATTGCCTGCACCTGCTGCAGTGGCACCAGTACCGCCAGTACCAGTATCGTATGAACCACCACCGCCTCCGCCAGCGCGAGTAACTGCGGTTCCAGTAATAGATGATGAAAGACCAGCACCGCCAGTACCACCAACTCTAGAAGTAACCCCACCAATTCCGCCTTGTGCGCCAGCGCCACCGCCTCCGCCACCTTCACGAACATTTGATGCACCAGCACCGCCATCGTAACCTTGTCCTGTTGTTCCAGAGCCACCAGGTGAACTAGAACTACCGTAAGATGAACCGCCACCGCCAGAACCACCAGTTTTTCCTGAACCTGTTGGCGGAGCACTGTCACCAATACCACCCACACCACCGCCAAGAGAAGTAATAGTTGAAAATACAGAATCGTTTCCATTTGCACTAGGATTATAGCCAGAACCACCAGCACCAATCGTTACTGTATAATTAAGTCCTACTGTAATAGTGAGTGAAGATTCTGCACTAGAACCACGCCCTGATGTTTCACCAGAAATTGAATTACGATAACCACCAGCACCGCCACCACCGCAACCATTGCCACTATAATTATTTCCACCAGCACCGCCTCCTGCAATAACAAGAAAATTAGTAGTAAAAAAAGTAGGAATTGTAACAGAGTTTGATGCAGATGATTCTAAACTAGTACCATTAGCGTTAGTTGCTTTTACTTTAAAAGTATAAGCCGAACCACTTGTTAAACCAGTAAAAGTCATAGTTGTAGAACTTGTTGTTGATGCATTTTGAGTAGTGCCAGCAGTTACTCCATTTAAATATGGAGTAACAGTAATAGCAGAAAGGTTTTTACCTCCATTATTTCCAAGTGTCCATGTAACTGTAACATCTGATGTTACAGAAGATGTAGATGCCGTTCCAATAGTTGGAACTTGAGGTAAAGTTGTTACAGTAACTGCTGTTGCATTAGATGAATTAACAGTAGTACCAAAATTATTTTGTGCATTGCCATAAACAGTAAAAGAAGTTCCTGGTGTTAAACCAGTAAGAGTTACTGTTGTATTAGAACTGTTGGCTGAAAATCCACCTGTTGTTGTATAAGCATTATATTGACTAGGTGTACCTCCACCAGAACCAGCAGTAAAAGTAACAGTTAAACTACCACCAGTTGTGTAGGCAAGCCCAGTTCCAACATCAACTGGAGTTGCAATAGAAGGAGTTGCAGGAGGGGCAGAAGATGCAACCCAAGTTGTGCCATTAAAAATTTCAAGAATTTCTAATTGACCATTGTAGTATGTATCACCAATTACAGGGCTAGATGGGCGATTAGCAGTGTTACCTGATGGGATTCCGCTTTTATCAGCGGGAAACTTTTGAAATGCCATTATGCAATCTCCACTCCACTGATGTGAATAGTCACAGCAGTTGTAGATGCATAGCCTGTAATTGTCTTAGGTGTACCAGAAGCAGGAATAACTTGCTTAAGGTCAAAGCCAACAAGTGAGTTAGCAGGAATTGATACCGTAGGTACAATTACTTTTCCATCAATAGCAATAGTTGCAGATGATGCTGATGTTGCTGTGTTAGCCAACACAATATTAGTTACAACTGCAACCGCCGTTGTACTAGGTACTGTGTATAGTGTTGCACTTGATGTCGCTGCAGATGCTCTAGCAAGCACCGCTTGTGTTACAGTAGCCATTAGTTACTACCTTTCTTAGTAAGCACCCATAAGGGTGAGGATTTCATTTGCTGCTGGAAGTAATACCCATGATGGAACAGTTCCATCTGTTGTTAAAAAGTACCCAGCATTACCTGTTTGTGATGGCAATGATGCTGATGTATATGTACTAAATGTAATAGATGTAGTTCCGATTGTAACTGGGTTAGTGCTTGTGTTAACAAAAGTAACACCAGTGTTTTGTGTGCCAGCAATAGTAAATACAACATCGCCATTTGAAACTTCTTCTGTTGTATTGTAATCAGTAGCACGAGTAAGTACGGCAGAAACTCCAGCACCGCCTTGGTTAGTTACAACATAGATACCATTTTGTAAATCAGTGGTTTGATTCTTAAGAAGAACTCTATCGTTAGTGCTAACATTGCCACCATCAATAGAAAGACGACCAGTGGCTGTTAATGTAAAAGTAGCACCTACGCCAGATGTTCCATTGTTGTAAGTACCAGTAAGAGCCGCTGTAGTGGCACGCTGTACTGGAGCATGGAAGTTAATGGCTGCAGTTACAGAATCTACATATTGCTTAGTAGCAAGACCAAGGGCTGCGGTTGGGTCAGCAGCAGCCAAACCACCACTAAGTGTTAAACCAGTTACCGTTGAATATGTAGTGCCTGAGGCAAGAGTAGTGCTACCAAGGGTAGGTGCTGCGTAAGCATTAGCGCTTGAAATAGCAGACCAAGCAGAACCAGTCCATGCATACATAGTGCTAAGTGATGAGTTCCAATATGTGGCACCAGTGATGAGAGCATTACCTAAGTTGTCTACTGTAGGAGCAGATGACTTAGAACCAAGGTAACGCTGGTCATAGTTAGTGTATGTAGTAGCAGCACTTGTAGCAGAAGTAGCAGCCGAGGTAGCAGATGTTGCTGCTGATGAAGCGCTAGTTGCTGCAGCGGTCTGAGATGTCAACGCTGATGATGCACTTGTTGCTGCTGCTGTCTGAGATGTCAACGCTGATGATGCTGATGTCGCTGCACTGGTAGCACTTGTGGCAGCAGCGGTTGCACTTGCACTTGCAGAAGTAGCAGATGTGGCAGCAGCGCTTGCGCTTGCTGCAGCAGCAGAAGTTGAAGCAGCAGCAGAAGCAGCACTGGTTGCAGCACTTGAAGCAGATGTTGCAGCAGCAGAGGCTGAGTTAGATGCTGTAGTTGCATAGGCTGCAATCGCTGCAACAGAAGCAGCAGCGGTAGTAGCGCTTGCAGCAGCAGATGTAGCAGATGTCGCTGCAGCGGTAGCACTAGCAGCAGCGCTTGTTGCGCTGGTAGCAGCAGCAGTTGCAGAAGTAGCAGCACTGGTGGCGCTAGTGGCTGCAGCAGTTTGTGATGTTAAAGCAGAAGAAGCACTTGTTGCTGCAGCACTAGCAGAGTTTGCTGAGGCTGTTGCACTTGCTGCTGCGCTAGTTGCTGAGGTTGCTGCGCTTGTTGCGCTGGTTGCTGCGCTTGTAGCAGAGGTAGATGCTGCAGTTGCTGAACCAAGGATTGCATCAACATAAGACTTAGGTGTAGCAGACGATGTAGACATGCCAGTTGAAGAAAGACCAGTAATAACTGGGCTACCTGAAATGGTAGGGCTAGTAATTGTAGGGCTGGCAATAGTTGCTGTTGTTGCAGTAACTGTTCCAGTAAGAGTAGCACCATTGACTGTAGGTGTTGTTAGTGTGGGACTGCCAAATGTAGCGGTACTTGATGTAACAGTTCCCGTAATGGTCGCACCGTTGATTGTAGGAGTTGTTAGTGTTTTGCGTGTAAGTGTTACTGACTGGTCTGCTCCAACTACTGAACCATCACCAGATACCAAACCATGCACATGGGAGTCAACACCATTAAGAAGTGCAGTATCTGCATCATAACCACGAGCAGCAATATGGGTCTGTAATTCCTTGAATTCACGAGCAGATACACCATGGCGTACAGATGTACCAGCAGCATGTGATTGAGCCTGTGTATTATCTTGACCACGAACAATGGTAAGAGTAGTTCCAGCAACTGCTGTTACTGTAACTACTTCTTCTTTAGATGTGTCTGGTCCAAGAATTAAAGTAAATGGTACTGTGCTTGGAAAACCGCTGACAGATACAACTGAAACAGATGCTGTTGTGTCACCTGTTGCTGCAGATGTCATTGAGTTGACAAGTGTTGTTTCAATCGCTGTTGCGGAGTAGTTCCGTTTCTTAGTACCTGGGTCGCCTGCTGCCATGGTTTACCTGCTATCTCTGGTAGTGTGAACGAATAGGGAATTGACGGCGCTGGTTCTCCGCCACTTCGTTAAGACGAGTTGTGTATACATTAAACAAAAAGCGTGCTGCGTTCTCACCGCTTCGCGCTCCACGCTGATTGTCAAGCACATCTGCTTCTGCAGATAGGGCACCCAAGCGTGATGGGTCAAGGAAGGAAATCATACGGAAGGCTGCGCCGTATACGACAACATCTTCTGCATAATCAGGCATCTTTGTAGTAGTTGCAAACTCTTGGCTTGCAGCAGTTGGAGTAATATCAAAAATTGTTGGGCGTGCTGAGTAAGCCACATTCACAGGACGACCAGGAACTACTGGTGAGTAGATACCAAGGGAGTGTCCAAAGTTAACCCCATCGCCAAAGGCTGCTGGGTTAGCAACACGGTCTAGTTGCCATGCACGAACTGGTAGCCATTCTTTAGATGGTCCAATTACTGAGTGTGTTACTGACAAGATATTCTGCACTTCATCTGGGATGTCATAGGTTGTGCGTGCTGCAATATAGTTGAACTGATATTGCTTGACAGCAAATATCTGTGGGTACATAGCGTTGAGTGTGTCATTGATAGCACGCTTGATTTCATAGCGTGGGAACAATGGCGATACCATTACTTTATCTGAATTAGCATGTGTTGCTGCAAGAGTACCGCGTTGACCACGACCCCATGGGGCAAGGTTAAGAATGTTATCAATGTTATTGGTTGAGTTAACATACATAATCTCATCGCCAACTTGGACGAACCCACGACTAACTACGCTTGCATCATTGACTGAGATGCTGGTAGTTGATGTATCTGTAGCAGCGGTAAGCCATGTAGTTGATTCCATGTTAAGGCTGTAGCCGTGAAGGAGTGTATCCACACGGTCAGTAATTTGTTCAAGGGTACTCACAGATTTATACTCCTTAAAGCTGACACTGCAGATTTATTGGTGGTTGAAGCAAGTTCATTACATACTGCATTAAGACCTTTAAAATCTGCTGGGCTACGAGTAGCACTAGCCTTGATATTTAAAGCATGTACAGTTTCATAAGTAGTTGGAAGCCCAGCCCATTTGCATGCTGCTGCTGCTTCTTCAAGAAATGCAGTGCGTGCTGGGTAGGTACCACCATTGGCAAGTCTGTTTAATTCTGCAACGAGTGTTGAACCTTCGTAACCTGTAGCCATTTATTTTTTTCCTTTGTTACGCTTGCTAATAGCAGCAGCCTTTGATTTAGCATCTGACTTTGATGATGCACCCCACGCTTGAAGCGATAGCAACAAGCGAGTAGG